TGTAGTAGTACCACTTGATGGTCGGGTAATATGCTGTTGATGTCATCGGACTAAACTTGACCTTTCTAGGGCTTCGATGAACGCGCGCGCCATGCGGTCATAGTCCACCTCGCCGCCGCCTGAATATCCGCCTACCTGCCCATTCGGGATGATAGTGCCTGCCGCGTTCGGCTTAAAGATTTCAGGACCGTTCTCACCCACCAGGTAAGGCACATTCGGCGCTACTGCGCCGCCAACGGCGCGTGAGTTTGCTGGAAGTCCTATATACGGATTATGCGGTCCTTGTCCTGAGAATGCCATTGCGGCGTAAGCTGATTTATCTATTTCGCCTCTTACGGTAATTGTTATTGTTTTGTTCTGTAACCTAGCTATCGCCTGTCCAAGACTATTCGCGACACCTATTCCATCAGACATAATTCCTGTAGCCGTGGAAACTGACCCTCCAAGCAGACCAAAACTCTGTGCAGATTTCGTAGTAGATTGATAAACTTCTTCTTGTGTTTTGACTGCTTCTCCAGATAACTGGGTTCCCTCAAATAATTTATTTAGCCATTCCGCAACCGCTGTATTCAGCGCCTTTTGACCAGTTGTAACCTGCAATATCATTGTTAAAAAATCATTGAGTGCTGGAATTACCGCGCTTCCTAATGTGACTCCAAGCGCCCTGGATATATTATCCAGCTCGACCATTGACTTCTGAAACTCAACCGCTTGCGCTTTTGTTGATTCTGTTGCAATAAGGTTTTCCCATAACTTCCCATTGAGTTCGTCAATCCCTGCTGATCCTAACTCAAGGAGTTTTCCCATTTCAGGGCCAGCCGCTTTTCCAAAGTTTTCAACAAGAAATGTATTTCTCTCAACAGATCCTTCTAGCGCAAGGTATTCATCCGATAGTGTCTTTAGTCCCTCAATGGTAATATCAATACCGTTCTTTTTCCCTGCCTCAAGCGCGCTGGTAAAATCCTTTTGGGTTATTAATGCTAATGATGAAATTTCTACCAATCTACTTGTTTCTTCGATTTGTAATCCAAGAGTTCGAGAAAGGCTGTCCATCTCGCTGTTGTATTTGATAGTGTCTTCTACGGCTTGTTTTGTATATTTGATAAACCCTGATACAGCCGAACTTACTACACCAATAGCGGTAGCTGTACCAAGCGACATACCAGTAAGATCAGAAAACTCTTTACTGATTTTACTGAGCGCTCCTTTAGTTTTATCGTTTGCGATAACATCAATTTCAACTGTATTAGCCATCAGGGTTCGCCCTCAATTTCCTCAGCGTGTAGTACCTGTGAAGCCACAGCATCTTTGACCCTGCCACGATCTCCCACGGCGGCACGCCCCAACTCTCCGCCGCGTCAAGTACGCCAACCCACGCGGGAGCAGATGCGGTCTTGCTCACAATCGCAAACCTTAACTGCTCCCGTTCGTAGGGTTTACGAACGCGTCATTGACCGCCTTCATGAACTCGGTCACCACCTCAAGCCATTCCGCTTTCGGTACGCTCTTGAACACCGCCCGCGCGTCCTCCACCGATAACTCGTTGCCTTCTTCATCGGTCACGAACAGCAACAGTTTTTCGTAAACTTCCTTCTGCGATAGCTTGTCGAAGTTGAACCAATCGTCAATGGAGAAATTACGGTCAAACTTCTCCTGCGTGACTACCAGTTTCACTTTATCCATATCACGCCCACGCCGGTGCGGTTCCGCCCATTACGCTGAAGTGCACTGTTCCGATGCTCAGCGCCCCATCAGGCGTGCCCTTCACTGCGAAGTTGTCCAGGCAGAACTCGCCCGATAGCGTCTCTCCAGCGGTTTCCGGTTTCACGCTCACGGTCTTGCTGGTTGCGCTGTTGAGGATGCCCTTCAGCACCGTGTAAGCGCCAGAGGTGGTGTGTGTGTCGTAAAGGAACTCAAAGGTGATGCCTGTCACCGGTAAGCCAGGGATGAAGTTCTTACTGCCGTCCCCGAATCCGGTTACGTCGATCACGCCCGCGTCCTGCTGGATCTCGAAACTCACGCAATCTGTTGATAAATCCTGCGGGCTACCTGCTGAATCATCAATGGTGATGACCGCGCCTTTTGCTGAAATTTTAGCCATTTGTGTCTCCTTTAGTATTGTGCGTAGTGAACGGTGAAACCGAAGGAATCCCCCGCGCTCCCTGTCCGTGTCGCCACAACTTTCAAAAACTTGTCAATTGTTCCGGATGCAACCGCTTGTCTCTCGGATAGCACCGCGCTCCCGTCAGCCGTGAAGGTGATGAGGTCGTTATACGACCCGTCGGAAGTCGCGCAGTCCTGTATTTTTACCACGTAGGTATCCGCAGCGCACGAGCTCCAGATGTGCAGCGTGGCTGAACATCGTGCCGTTACCTGCGCCGCGTTGAACTGGTAAGCCGTTGTGGTGGTGGTGTTGGTAATAGTCCCGTGTGTCAGCACCTTGCCAAACTCCACGCCCTCGTTATCCCCGTAGCTCTCGAATTGTATCGAGCCCACAGAAACAGCGCTGTCCGGCGTTCCTTTCGGGTTGTACGTGGCCTGCGTATAAGGCAGGCTGATGCTTGGGTTTCCTGCGGCGTATCCCTCAGGCAGTATCGTCACGTGGTGCTCTCCAAAGTCGTGCAAAGCCGTGTGCACCGTAGAAGCCGTCGATGACCACAGCATGTCCGCCTGTATCTTTGCAGTTGGCAGTCCTGGTATGAAGTTCTTGCTCGCGTCAGAGAAGCCCGTCACATCAATCACCCCCGTGTCGGTGTTCGCCTCAAATGCGGTAGCGTAGGTGGATAGGTTGTATCCGTTGATTAGTATGATCGCGTTTTTCGCGCTTACTTTGCTCATGTATTATTCATCCTTTCCCGGAGCGTTATTTCAAACATGCACCCGAAGAAAGCCTTGCCATCCGGCGCTTCAAGCACCCCCAGGTCACTTACGTTCACGCGCATCACATCCACATCGGTCAAATCCATCTCAGCCACAGCCTCGATGATCATGTCAACTTTCGTTGCCATCGCGCCGATAACATCCTTCAAGCCCCTTGTCGCTCCCGCCTGTTCGTGCAAATACACGTAGCGGTAAGTCCTGTTGAACGTCCACAGCCTGGTCGTTGGTGCGCCAAAGGTGGTTGACCCCGTTTCCGGTTCGCCGTTTCCGCCCAGCACGAACCCATCCGGAGATGGGAACAGGATTGGGCAGTCGCGGGAGTTTACCGTTTCCGGTATCTCATCCACGTCCTTGATGGTCACGCCGCTTACTGTCAACGCCGCGATGCCTGCCGCGATTGTCGCCGTTGATAGGCTCATGCCAGCCTCGCGTAGTTCATCAGGATGGTGCGCACGCTCGCCGGCACATCACGCGGAGTGATCATCACCCCGCCAGCAGTCAGTGTTGATTCAGCCGCCATGTTCTCGCCGAACCTGCGGTGATAGAACGCCGTGGCGATCTGCAAACAAGCCTCGACAATATCAGCTGGTGGTGAGTATGAGTACCCCCACGAGCCCAATATTTCGATCACCTGTTCGTTGTCGCCGTCTGATTCTGCTTCCCACGAGTACGCGCTTGAGTCTTTGATCTTCACGGCGTATTTCGGGTTGGCGTTGGCGGGCAGCAGGATGTATTCCGTGCTTGCCAGCGTGGTATCATCGCCGTTCGTCAACGTGGTAATAGCCAGCAGGTCATCATCTTCGATGTAAAGCGTGTTGCCATCCGGCACGTCGTACTTGCGAGTTTCAATGCGGGCGAAAAAGGTGCGCCGTGTTTCCGTGTCGATGAACCTGCTGGCCCCTTCCAGGATGTCACCGATAACCGCGTCGTCCGTCGTATCGGTGCTCTCGATGCGGGCGTAGTTCTTGAAATCCGTTATGCTTGCGTATGCTGTCATATCATGTCCTCACAGGTCTGCGTGAACAGCGGGTGGTTCTGCCACAGGATGAAATCCATCACCCCTGTTGGATGCGCTCCCAGATGCCCAACAATACAGGAGCGGTCAACGTAGGGCGTGTATCCTTCCTGCCTCACCCGCTTGAAGAAGCGCCTGTCTTCTCCACCTGCCTCGTAAAGCGTGTCCTGCTCCCACCAATCGCCGTATTTCGCCGTGTCCTCAAGCACTTTCCTGTGTATCAGGCAGCAGCTCGTGGAGGTGAAACTGACGGGCGTAAGCGCGTCTTCTGGTCTTGGATGGATCACTTGCGGTCCAGGCAGGATGTTGTCTTTCCTCTCCATGAACCAATCCCGTGTCTCATCTGCCATTTGCGCGTGTCGCTCGTTATGAATCTTCCAGATGTGAGGGAGCGCCGGGTTCTGTTTGGTGAATATCAGCGCGCCGATGGTTGGTTCATTCCAGGAGAGCAAGCGCTCAAGTGTCAGCGGGTGATACACAACGTCATCGTGCACGCTCCAAAGCCACTCAGCACCACTTTCCAGGAACCCACGAGTCAGGTCGTTCCACGTTCGCATCGTGTCACCCGGCGGTGTCAGCTTGAAGTTCAGGCTGTATCCTTCTGGTACTTTCGTGTGCATGTATCCTGATACTTGCAGCCAGCTCTCTGGTCTATTCGACCCGCACGGTATCCAAAGCAGGATTTCAGCCACTCGATTCCTCTCCAGTTCCCCTGAATATCGCGGATTGGTGCCACACCATGAAATCGGGCACGCCGCTTGCCAGGTCACCGTTCAGGTGCCCGGCCACGCAGGAACGGTCAACGTAAGAAGGGAAGCCTGCTTCTCTCGCGTGCTCAAAGAAGTTGCGGTCTTCTCCCCCGCCAGCCACCTCGTCATCGAGTCTGAACCACTTTTCTTCCATCGGTTCGCGCAATGCCTCAAGCACGCTCCTATGTATCAACGTGCAAGAGGTAGAGGTGAAGCCGATTTCCGTTAACGAGTCTTCGGGCGGTTTCTCCATTACGAACGGCCCAAACTTTATCTGGTCGTAATTGCGCAGGTAAAACTGGTACGTTTCCTCGATCTTTTGGATGTACGCGGTTTTGTCATCGTTCAACGCCCAGATATGAGGCAGTTGTGGGTTTTGCCTGTGAAACACAAGCGCGCTGATCAACGGCTTATTCCATGACATCAGCCGGACAAGTGTTTCAGGAGCGTACACAACGTCATCGTGCACGCTCCATAGATAAGTTGAGTCGCTGTCCAAGAACTCCTTGACGACCCCGTTCCAGATAACCCCTATGTTTCCCGGTGTACTTCTACGAAAATACAAAGTATCAACGTTGTCAGGTTCTTCGGTGTGCATATAGGCTTCCACCTGTGACCAGCTTTCTGGTCTTCGGGAGCCGCAAGGAACCCATAAAGTAACTTTTTCCATCCGCTAATCCGGGCAGATGATGCTTGCGGATAGGGATGTCGGTTTTGCGTCATTCGGTGAACGCAGCACGCACACCACCGAGTTCGGCCACGCGGTCGAAACCATGAACCCGCTAAAGCGCAGCCAGGGGTAACTCTGGTCAACGTTCACGTCAACCACGAAATTCTGGTTTGACCCCTGCCCGGCAGTGATCTGTGCGCCTGATGCGCCCGTGATGCGTGCATAGGTTGCACCTGAAGTGGCCGCCTGCCAAACGCCCCAGCCTGTCGAGACGTTAGCGGTATTACCTGAAGGCGTACCCAGCGCAAAGATGAATGTTGCGCGATCCCATCCATAGGCGTTGACGCTGGTTACATCCAGTTTGGTAGAGGTGGTCGCTTGAGGCGGGCAAACGTTTTGCACCACCATGTAATCTGCAAATTTTTTGTTATGAGCCATTTTGTTCTCCTTTTTTGTGAAGGGGGTATTGCTACCCCCGTTCATCATTGTGTCGATTAGGCGGTACCCTGAGCCATCTTGTAGAAGGCCTCGCTCTGGAGAACGTCATACGCCCGGAAAATGTTGGCGAAGATGCCGACAAGTCCGTTTGCCATATACAGGTAAGGATTGCGCTGCACCAGCATGCCCGGTTTCTCAACCACCGCGAAGTAGGTGAAGTTGCCAAACAGCGTTGAGTACGATCCGCTGGTCATGGCGGCCATGTCATCGCTGACATAAGCCGGATAACCAAAGAAGTCAGCGCCCGCAGGGGTAGCGATGAAGTTGAAGTTTGAACCGGTCAACCCCTTCAGGTACCACTTGGTCGCGTTCTTCATCAGGAACCCGCACTCGCCCAGCACGTTGTACCCGTTGGTCAACGACCCGACCAGCCGAGCCAGTTCGGCGGCGGTCAGCGTGGTCGATGAACTAGCTGCGGTGGCGGCAGTAGCGCCGGAGCTGTCAACGAGGGCGGCGGTCGCGACGGCATTCTCTGTCCCAGCCTCGGCACGTGCTAAGGCACCAGCGATCCAGTTTTCCCAGTTAGAATTGCGCGCGCCAAGAAACTCCTCGGATACACGCAGTTCTTTGGTGTACTTGATCAACGCCAGGTCTTTCTGGTCAACTGTGCGCGTGGTATCTTGTGAATACGAGGCTTCTTCGGCGGTTGATACGAAATCAGTGTGCCGCGTTCCCTCAACCGGGATGAGCAGATGATCTGCATCGGTGCTGAAGTAACTGCACGGTGCCTGCCGCACCCATGATGCCAGATCGCGCTTGGCAATGATGCGGTTCAACAGCGGGTCAGGTACAAGGTATCCGCCCTGATCGCCGGTGGTGAGGTTGGTGATTCCGGTTGTCTTGATGCCCAGGTAGGATGAATCAGGAACGATCAGCTCGTGGTTGATCTGTCCGGTCTGCATCCACGCCTTGAACGCGCCAACGCCATCGTCTGAGTCACTACCCTTTTCGGTAGTGTGGTACTCGGAGGCTCTGAGCATTTTCTTTGCTTTCAGTTCCTCAACAGCCTTGCGAGCGCCTTCGGCTTTAGCGTCTTCGATCTCTTGCTTGCGAGCCGCTTCAGCGGCTTCGGCATCCTTCATCGCCTTGATTTCGGCGGCGACCAATGCCTTGATGTCAATAGTTTCTTCCATTTTGTTTTCTCCTTGATGGATTGATGTTTCTTTCTCGTCTATCGGCAACGCCGCCTCGTCGGGAATTAATGATTTCAGCGATACAACCGAGTTTCTCGGCTCCGCTGGTGTCGGCGTGAGCGATACCTCGCCCACGAACCAACTCTTGATGAACGCGGCTTTACCAGCCGGTTCACGCTCTACCAGGTGAGAGAGCGCGCCGGATGAATAACCCAGTTTGCCCGCCTCCACCAGTTTGTAAATCTCTTTTTCGTACTCGTCACGCAGGTTGAGCTGAGCCTCAGCCCACGCCCCCACGTCGTCAATACTGACCGATGCCTTGCCAATCACCCGCTTCTTGATCGTCTTATCAAGCCCGTGGTTATACAGCACGGGCATTTCAGGCGGGTAATGGAGGTCGGTGTCTTTGGTGAAAAAGTCGCCGGTCAGGTCAGGGTCTTCTGCTGTTGAGAAGCGCACCAAATACCCGCCGACCTTGCCTTCACCGAGAGCCTTCAGCTCGCTCCCAAATGCAATTAATGTTTCCTCCATAGTCACCTCGTTAAACGCAAAAATGCCGCCTGTCCCGTTTCCGAGAAGCAGCTGACCGATGACAACGCATCGCGGTCTTACGCCCGGCGCAACGTCCGCGCGTTATTCAGTTTTTCGTACCATCGCTTGATGAAAGTCGAAGGTAATCTCTCCGTACACGTTATGCCCCACCTGCACGGCAACGCCGCCAGCTGGAACATACCCCACGCCAATGTAATAGTTCACGCGTTCCTGCAACAACAACTTACTTGACTCTGATACGATGATGTACTCGAGTTCAGGTTGATTGGTTTTCGCCACAAGTTTCCTTTCGTCATCCCCTTTCCCGCCCGGTTTTGAGCCGGGCGGCGGGGAAGATAATCGGCGGGCAGCCAAATATCATCTACACAAAGTTATTTGTATTGCAAATCCCATCGCCCCTTTTTCTCAAACACAAACTGGGATAGCAACAATTCTGTCATTGTTATTCCACACACATTGGAAAACCACTCTATATATGCGTGCTCTTCTGGACTGACTCTAATGGCAATTATTTTTTTCCTTATCTTGTCTTGATTGGTTTTAACCATGCAATCGTCCTCACTATCTAATGGTCACAAAAATGGCCTTTTGTTGCGTGATTCATTATTAC